TTAATCTATATCAAATTTAATTTGGATTGTGACATCCACATCACTTCTTCTTTTTAAAGGTGAACCCAATTTTGCAGTAGCCAATAACTCACCATTATCATTATACAATCCAATTGTAGTCACATATGGATAAAATACGGATGATGTAGTAAATTCTGCAAGTTGAACTTCACTTTCACTCGTTGAATATCTTGCTGATGGATTGGTTGTCACCAAAAACTCTTCTTTACCAATTTCACAAAGAGCAACCACCTCTTCTACAACTTTTGTAGAGCGATAGTCAACTTGATAATTTTTGTTTGTATAAGAACCATTACCATCACCCAAAAGAACATTTTGATATCTTGGTCTTGGGTCGGTCACCACAATCATACCCTGTTTGTAAAATACATACCCAACATCATTCTTTTGGAGATATGACCCACTAACTACATTATTGTCAGCGAGAGATGACACTTCAGATGGGGTAAGTGTTGTTCTATGTAATCTAAATTCATCAATAGAACCACTAAAGCCCGAAGCACCACCATAACTATCATTACCAATCAATACATCTTTTTGGTTATTGATATTAAATCCATATGATACTGACTGACTTGCAATACGAGAGCCATTCACCCAAATTTCATACAAAGAGCCAGTCTTGTTAAATGAGTATTGTCTATATGAACCATCATTATATTGTGCTGATGAAGTTATTCGTGTGATGGTATTTCCATCCGATGTTTCAAAAAACACTTTACCATTAACATCACTATAAGAAGTATAAACACCAATCTTAAATGGATAAGAACCAACTTCACTATTTTGAGTAGTGATAGTTCCATCTTCATTAATGTATCGTTCTGCAATGTATTTTGAAACAATTAGTTTTTCAGTTTCAGTACCAGATTGTGATGGTGGTAAACTTGCCCAAAATGAAACAGCTAAAATGCTTTGACTTTGACCACCAAACACATATGCGTAGCCGGTTCCACCAACACCGCTTGTAGTTGAGATACCACCACCCCCACCACCCGATTGTGGTCCTGTGGATGAAGTATAACCTAAAGCTCCAGCAGATAAACTTGATGATAGTGGATATCCCAATTCATTTGGATTTAAACTTGAAGTATTACCAACTAAATACACAAGTCTTTCAGGACTTTCCATTTCACCAGCGTAATTTATACCATATGTAGATGCTAAAGTAGATGATTGCTGGAATGTTACGGTGTTGTTTTCAAATAAAAGATTTACAATTCCAAAACCAGGAAAATTAAATCCGGTGACTCTTGCTATACTTGAAGTTACGCCCGTAGTTCTATTTACAAAAGGATAGTATAAACTATAATCAGTAGATGAACTAAAATAATTGTTTGATGAAGCCGCCCACAATCCACCTGAAATAGCAGCTGCTAATGAAGCACTAGCGGCTGTATCCGATACGACAGCAGCATCGCTTAACTCACCACCATATAAAAGTGTTCCATCTAATACAAGTCTATCATAGTGAGTTCTTGACGCAGATACAACAACCGATGGTGTGAATATGTCATCTAATGTAATTGATTGTGTTGAGTTAGCAGTTTTAGACCCACTTTGAACTGCAAGGAACGTTCCACCACTACCGGCTGAAAGATATTCAAAGTCGGTAGTAAAATAACCTATGGATGTAGAAGTCCAAGCCATATTAACTCACTATAATTTCGTTTTGAAAATTAGAAGAATCGGTTACTCGTGTTGAGTCAAATGAAAACTTCAAAATTGTGTTTGATTCATTTATTTTTACTGATGAAGTCAACTCGTTTGCAATTAATAATCCATATGAATCATCAATACTTTGGTCTACTAATTTTATAGATGCGGATGGGTAATGACTATTGTCGGTAATGAAAACCGAACCCGGCTTAATACCATCACCAAACTTATTGATTGGTATAGACATTACTGAAGCGGTGTCATACAAATGTTTGTCTGATTCTTGGAAGAATACTTGATTTAGAGAACTCCAAAGAACCTCTTGTGATACTTGGGTCATAGACCCCCAAGCGTTTGTATTAAAGTGAGTATTTGGGTCAGTAGCAATACTTCCGTTTACCGATGATGAAATTTCAACTTTGGTATCATTTGGATTGATTGCTCGTAATACTTGTATTCCAAAAGAAGATGAGTAATTTAGATTAGTTACTTCATATCTCTTGTGAGCCTTAAAGGGTCTTCGTTGTAAACCCTCTTGGAATATCTTTTTGAATACAATACTCATTTAATACAAACATCTTTAGAAATCAAGTTTAACCTTAACAAGCACCTCGTTTGAGAATGACTTTAAGATTGGTTTAGATAATTTAGCAATCGCTAACAATTCGTTATCGTTGTTATACAAACCAACTGATGTAATGTAGGTCTTTGAATCACCAATAAAAGTTGATTGGTTTAATTCACCATTTGAACCTGTCACATATGATGGGTTGTTTGAGAAGTTGTATTCTGCGTTTTTAGCTCTAACAAAGAAGAATGTTGATTTTACTTCTTCTTCATTTCTTGCTTGGAAACCATTACTTGCATTTAATACAGCAGCACCACTAATTGCGGTAAACAACTTTAAGTGGTTTCTAGCGTCAGTAGCAGTTCTTACCGTTCCCAAAGATGATGAAGCATCAAGAGCCGCTGGGTTAAGAATGATAACACCTCTATGTGGGTAAACCGTACCAAAGATTTGGGTAGTAGAGAAAACACCTGCGGTCAAAGAACCCGATACAACATTGTATGATTCTGCGTCGTTAGATGAGTTTTGGTTTACATCACCACTATCATCAATTAAACGAAGAGTTCCACTTGGAGAGCCGGAAATACAAAGTTCCCAGTTTCCTCTATCCAACTTGTCTTTTAATCTAGCTCTATTGATTGTAATAGCGTAGATATCATTTGAGGTTTGAGTTCCAAACGTAAATTGAGTTTGTGTTGATGGTAAAAGCGCCTGTTGGTACTGACCATAAATTGCTTTTGATGGAGAGTCTTCGTTTGTTCCTAATGAACCACTACCCAACCTATGTCCGTATGCTATTGAGAATTGTGCTTCAGAAGTTGAAGTAGTGGGATTACCATTATAAATCTCAATGTAGTATGACTTTTGGGTAGAAGACTGATATGATGAAGTCCAGAATGTGGTTAACTCACCAACATTACCGCTCCACAAACCACGAGTAATTCTTTGAGCACCACCCTCAACAACATCTTCGGTTGTAAATGCAGTATACACTTTACCATTACCAGCATTATACGCACCAGCAGGAACAATAGGAGTTCTATTTTCGCTGATGTCGAATGCTAATAATTGTTGAGCGGTCAGGGTGCTTGGTGGTGGAGTTGGACCTGATGGTGATGGGGTGGTGCTTGAACCGCCGATATTTCCTTGGTTTCCTGCTCCACCGAATGGGTTTCCTGTTCCACCTGCGCCTGGGTCTAATGGGTTTACTGGCATTTTATTATCCTTTAATTATTATCCTGCGATTGTTCTTGTGTTTAACACTCTACCCGTGTATGGATTTACAGTTAGAGTCACTTCAGTTCTACCACCAGTCTCATTACCAATAAAGATAATACGAGTTGTGATTGCCGTAGCCGAAGGAAGAACTTTTGTTGTAATTGTAAATGCGTCTTTACCAACCACCGTAACACTCTTATTAGAAATGTATGAAGTTGTATTTGATGCTGGAGAAGTTCCACCAGGAACACCTTGATTACCAACAATCGTAGCGGCGTCTGAATTCAACAACACGGCGGTGTATCCTAATAAACTATTACCACCATTTTTAGTTGTGATGTTGATAGTTGAAGAAATACCATCTTCTTCCAAAGAAAGAGAAGTCACCGATGGTGTGATGATTGGAAGTTTAACCGTTGATTTTGGAAGGGTTAATAACTTATACTTCATAGTATAGTTTTCATCACTCAACGCCTCTAATACAGGCATATTCTCAATGATTACACCATAGTAGTCAGAACCCAACGAGTGTGCTGGATTCCAAAGGTTGTAATCTACTTCATCATCCGCAAGAGCGAATTGAGTGATTTGGAATTTGTCACGACCCTGTGCGAGCAACTCTCTACCTTTTTTGGTAAGAATCGCATCAACAGTTACCGATGAATTATCTAAATATCCCATAGTGTTTCCTTATTTTATGTATATAAATATCACTTTTTTATGAAATTAATTTTAACCATTGCTTGGTTGTATAAAGTTTGTTTGAACTAAAACATTACCAACCACTTGTTCTTGTGTTGAAATAACATCCTTGTATTGTGGTTTGGATGGTGTTGTATAAATTAATGGAGCGCTCAAACTTGTTTGTTCACTATCTACATCATCTCTTTTTTGAGTTGATGTTTCAGATAAACTTGCCTCATACTTTTGTAATGAAATCAATTCAGTCGGAACCATTGCTTGAATTGGTTCGGCTGAACCCACTTGTAAATCACCATCTAATGCTGTTTTAGTAGAAAGAACCAAGGTGTTAGAATCAACTACATTTACTTCAATTACAGGTCCACCATCCGGCGTATCGGTAGAATCCGTAGTTAATGAATCCGAAGAAATTCTACAACCATTAAAGTAAAGATTTTCAATTGATAGTCCACGATATTCTTGAATATCCGCTGGAACCAATGATGATGAGAATGCTTCGTTTCTACTTGCAGACCCAGCGGTTGAGAAGAATCTCTTTACTACGAATGCTTGGGTTGTAGTTCTAGCGTTTACGGCTTGACTTGCTGTGGGTGAGTATTGCCAATATCCGTTGGTTCTATTTACATAAGTGGTGTTTGATTGACACACATCTTGCAAACTTGATGAACTAAACTTATCCCAATCATCTTCAGGGTATCTAGCAGTAGCAAGAGTAAAGATTAGTTGTTGACCCGTGTACCCCGCATCTATTGTATATCCGCTTGATAATCTAATTTGCCCATTAGTTCCGTTTGTACTAACACTATTTACACTTGCACTAATTGAAGCACCACCCGGTCCAACAAACACAGCATCTAAAACTTGTTCATATACCCAAGATACACTTGATGTTAAATGTATTAAAGACGCAGCGTTTGTATAAATTGTAGAAAATGAAGCGGTATTATCACCACCAACCAAAGCATCCGTAAGAACACTAGCGCTAACCACGGATGCTACTGGAATAAATGAACAAGAAATGCTTGATGATATAGTTGAAATTTGATATTGGTAAGTTGATGGTGAGTAATCGTATAAATCAATTACACCATCATTTACAATACCAGAGCCGCTACTAAAACCATAGTCATTTCTACTTGCGGTAATGTTTGCTTCAACATAAATTGGAAGCGTTCCAACATATTGGTGGTAATCTCGTGTGATACCTCTATTTCTCTTATACTTGTTTCTTTCAAGGATATGTGGTTCAATTAAGATACCACTCATATAATTTACACGAGCAGGTAAGACTTGTTTAATTTGACTGAATATAGATGAGTCGTATCTTGCTAATAAACTTAAAATAAGATTCAGCGCCGTCTTGGTTGTGTATTTAGCAAAGTAGTTTTGAGAACGATATCTTAAAAGAGGATATGATTCGTTGTATCTTTCATCGGTATCACCCACCCAATCATCAATCTCAAAATAACCTTCAGAGTTGTAGATATCGTAATTTACAGTATCGGTGGTTGAAAAGTAAACACCAATCAAATTAGAATCAAGTGGTGCGTAATCATACTGACTACGTTCTTGTGATTTGTCAGGCGATAACACTCCAGCCAAACTTGATGATTCAACACGGATTTTATTGTTGTTTACGTTTAGCGCTCCAGCGGATGGAATTTTTGAATAGTAAACATCTAACTCACCCTCAAGGTCAGCTGATGATACGTTAGGTCCAAAAGAACAACTTAAAATCCTACCATCAACTAACGTTGTAATTTCTTGGTTTGGATGGAATGAACCGCTGTTCCAAGAAGAACCACCATACTTACTGTCAAAGAATTGGCGATACAATAAATTAACCAAAGAACCGGTAGTATCAAGGTCGGTTGTATTATCATCAATAAAGTAAGCATCACGATTCTTTGCGTGGTCTTCAACAATTTCCTGACTGATGGTGTTGTAGTAATATCTTACTTCTTGAAGATTAAATTGGGTGTAGTCATTATCCGTAGGTGAACCAACACGCAAAGAGCCCGAATCTAACCAAATGTCTTCTACTTCACTTGGAGTAGAAATAGAAGCACTAACACTTGAAAAGATACCACCAAAATTGTCCGGCATTGCTGCTCGGAGTGAGGTAGTTGTTGTATCATTGTTTAGAACTATAACAACATCTCTATCACCATTCCAAGTAAAATTATTTGTTGTTAATAATGCTGTTGACCCGGAAACCAATCTAAAATTACCACTTGTTGAATTAACCCAATTAAATTGTAGAGCAATTCGTTGGCCAGGAACTACCATATCAAAAATTGTATATTCGCCAGTAGAACCACCATCATCTACACTAGCAGTTGCAGGTAATTTTGCAATCACTTCAATTCCGTATGGGAATCTTGCAGGGTACGTTCCTTCGGGGTCAATTTGTCCCCAAGGGTTTACAATGTATTTTCCGGCTTGAGCATCAATGTTTACTTTGTATACAAATCTTTCGTGTTCGTATTGGTTTGGAGAATCAACAATTACAGGTCCACCATATTCACGGATTTGTAAGAATGCTTGTGGAATACCATATGTAGCAAGAAGTGCTTTGATTGACCTTGGGGTTCCCTTTGTCTTGTAGATGTAAGGTAGGTTGTTTACAATTCTTCTCCAAGTTTCTTTTACAATCTTTTCTCTTGATTTTGATTTTAACTGACCGGATTGATACAATGAACCAGTTTGGTCAGTACCAAGCACATAGCTCCAAAGTTCTGAATCACCATATCCATTTGATAAAGACCACCCCAATGATTTTGCAACGTTGAATAATAAGTCATCAGACATACCATCCCACGGATGTTCTTCTCTACGATTGATATCAGATAGAGCTTTTACATAAGTCCAAGAAATATCAAAGTGTTGACCAATCATATCAATGAATGTAATATAATCCGAATTTTTCTCATCCTCTTGTAAGTGGATTGGAATCATATTACGAAGTCGTGCTTGGTTTTGTGAATCATATAAAGACGCAGATGCATATACACCACTATACCAAGTTTGGGCTTGTGGTGATGTAGATGAATACAAAACATATGGGAATGTAGAAACTTTTGGATAAGGTGTAATCACATAATCCGAAGAAGACCAATGTGTATAAATTGATGAGGTATCTTGGTAATACATCCAATGTTCAAATCCATCAAAAGCACCGATAATTTTATCTCTACGAGTTATTGATTGTGAGATGTTTGTTAGAGCGGTAGAACCTGAAACATTTCCTAATAAATCAATACGAGAATTGTATGCTTCAATTTGTTGTAATTTGTATACAAAGTTATCAACCCGTTCGGTGGCGGATGAGAAGTGAACAAAGTTTTGGAAATCGTTATACTGAACGTTTAGTTTAATTTTTCCAAGTGAACCACTAAAATAGTAATCAATAATTTGTTGTGATGTGGATAGATTTGCGTCTAATAAATCATTCCAAGTTTTCCAATCAGTGCCATCGGACTTTCCGTAAGTATCAAGTTCAACAGCAAAGTTTGGTGTTGAGAAATCATCTTTGTCGGATGTTTCAATAGCAGGAAATGCAATAACTTTATCTACCCAAGATTTAAGAATTCTCGCATCAAACCCTAATGTATCACCTACTTCAATAGACGATTCAAGTGGTTTTAATAATTTAACAACAACAATATCAAATTGAGATGGGTCGTTGTTATACCACTTGTAGTTCAAGTTTAATTTTGTTATATCTACTTGATATCTTTTATTTTCTAAAATGGGCTCTTCAATAAAGAGAACTATTTCTTCCGAAACATCACTTGGAACATCCGGACTTGTAAATGTATTTTGACCAGCATTCCACTTTAAAGTTCCATTTGGATTTTGTTGTAATTCGTATTTTCTAAAACGACCCGTTGGTGTTCCAAGTTGTGGATTTGTTTGGTTAATTGCCGGATTGTAAACTTCTATGAAAGTTCTCCAAATACCAATACCACCGGAAATGGTATCATCCAAAGGAACAAACACCGTTGGAGTTCCATTAAAAATACCTGTTGGGTAGTTTAGTGTTGCGTTTTGTTCACCAAAACGAGGACCATCAAATACTACGTTAATTACATCGTAAATGTTATTACTACCAAAGTTTAATACAAAATCTTTTTTTCGTAAGTAAGCATCAAATGAGTTTGAACCAATTACTTGAATAAATGAAAATAGATTTTGGAATACGTTTGGTGTATTTGTTTTTGATACTAAACGAACTTCGGTTCTATCAGCTGAAATTGCATCAACTTTTAAATTAGATACAATGTTGTGATGAAAGTTATATAATACGGAATATGTCCCTTGTTCAATAGAATTTTCTCTTAAATCCAATTCAGGAACAACATATACCGTTGGTTTACCATTTGTAAGAACGGAACGTATTGGACTTGAGTATTGTGATGTAATTAAATTATCATCAGCATAAATGTGAATTTCGGATGCGTTTGTGGTTGTGACACCAGCGTAAGTTCCATCAATATCGTTTTGAGTCAATAAATCATTAAACTTTTCAATACGAGGTTCTTCTTCGGAAAACATAGTTTCACCAAAGACAGGACTTACACCTATAACTTCATCTTTATTTTCAAATCTATCTAATGACATTTAATATCCTTATATTTCTTGCCAGTTTGTACCAGTCCACTCATAATCTACATCAGCCCCATCGGGTCTTGTAAAAGTCCTAACTTCACCAACAAAACCACCAACCACACCAAATGGCGATGTGTCAAATGACCCACCAGAGCCAACATTTGGAGCGCCTATACCCGTGGCTCTTGCATCACGAGGTGTGATGATTTCATTCAATACAATTTGAGTATTAATAACTTCATTTGCTTCAAGAAGTTCTGATGTAATGGTTGTATCTATTTCTTGGTTAAATGATACAGTATTATATTTTTCTACAATAGTTCCTTCTTGAGCAACACCTTGTAATAAAAACTTACCATACTCATCACTTGCAATAGTGGAGTCGTTGACTCCTACGATTTCGTAAGAGACAATTTGACCACGACCATTTCGTTTTATTTGTCTTTCAGCCATTATCTTACCACTTTAAAGTAGAAGTTGTCATCATAGTATTTTGTAGTTCCGTTTGTAGAATCAACCACCTTGAATATAAACTTATAGTATCGTTCGGGTTGTAATCCGTTGAACCAGAAATTAAAATAATTTGAGGTTGAATCACAACTTAACTTGGTATATGTATCATCAAACGGAATAAATGTTTTGTTTGTATCAGCATCAACTACCGAATAATACGCGGTTGTTGGAAGATATTTAACACTCTTTGTTGGTGATGAATTTGCAAATGTTCTTGCTGGGAATCTTTCACGACCATATACTCTGATTTTTGTTTTTGAGTTTTCTTTATATTCTGATTGAAAATCTTTAAGATAAACAATCAAATCAGAATTAGTTTGAGCCGATAATGAACCGGTGTTAAAAGAAGTATTATCCCAACGAACCTCTAACGTAGGAACATAAATTGTATGTGTTTCGGATGAAAAGAACTTTGTAGAACCATAGTGTCTACCGTCAGACTCCGCTGTTTTTGATTTAAGAATAATAAATCCATTATTTGTTCTCTTATCACCCAACCAGTCGTTAACGTAGTCAGTCACCTCAACATTTAAGTTTTGAGTATATTTGTCAAAATCTTGGTAGTAGTGTTTACCTGTTAGGAATGAAGATGTATACCAAGTTCCACCACCGGAGTTTTTAGTAAATCGTGCTTCATATCGTGTATCCAAGTCAACTGATGATGTTGGAAATACTGAATAGTCGGTTTGTAGTTTAAATGAGTCTAATGAAGATGACGCTTGGCCAGAACCACTTGCATAAAAAGTCCATCTAAATGAATACTCACCACTTTGGTCCGTAACAAAACTTGCAGTATAATTAACCGATGCAGTAATTACATTGAAATGTTCTACTCTACCATCTGGTTCTAAAACCTCAAACTTCATTGTAGAATAACCATCTCCAAAGTTTAAATCAAAACTAGCAGTGTATCCAACATCTTCAATCAAGTTGTAGTTTCTATTAGCAGAACCACCACCAAAATTTGATGAAGACATAAATAGTCTTGATTGACTTACAAGTAAAACAGGCGGTTCGCCACTTGAACCACTAATAACATTGTTTAAGAAATATACACTTGAGAACCCTGATACGACAAATGTATCATTAATAAAGGTTCCGTTTGGTTGTTGTGTATAGATGTAAAAATTATCTAAATATCCAGCAGAACCAACAACACCATCTCTATCATAAAACGTAAATGACATTTCATAATCGCCGGTATTTGGCGCTGTGAAATATACTGATTGTGTTGCTGGGGCTGTGATTGATTGTGTATAGTTTGATAAGCTTGTTAGATATGTTCCATTGTATGCAACTCTAAAATCAATACCCGTTAATGTGTACGGGTCTATTTCAAAATTAACATAGTCTAATCTTTCACCAACAATACTTGCCGTTGGAGCAGTACCATCAATACCTTTAATACTTTGAGAAAGGTCTAATCTAAAATTACCAATTCCGGTTGTAAATAAGTTTGCATCAATTAATCCAGCAATAGTTTGTGGGTCAAATGGGTCGTTTACATTTTCATTTGCAACATCCCAAGTAGAGCCACTAGCACGATATACCCAAGACACATCCGTCACATTGTGTGGTGTATCTGACTCTTTACCTAAACCTTCTACCCACGATTCCTTTACAGGGTAAACATACAATCTATAATCAGTTTCAATTTCATCTTCTTGAGTCACTTCAAGATTTAGATAGTATTTAACACTTCCGGAAATATCACCAGCAGATACCGACTGTGATACCGCATTTAAATCAAATTGTAATAATACTCTACTATTACCAATCAAAGAGGAGTTATCTATATCGTAAAATTTACCAACCTCAAGAATCTCATCCTTGCCAGTATTCTGGTTTTTACGAAGAGTATCCTCGTAAATAGTGGCGTCTTTTTTTGGATAAATTCTATAAATCATTTTCTACCTCTTAATAAGTCATTGGTATTACCTTACCTTTAATGTCAAGGTCAGGGTATTTAATTTCAAAAATAGATGGGTCTTTTGGTGGGTACACAACGCCTTGTTTTGTTGCGTTTTTAATATCGTATTTGTTTGGAGAGTATACACCATCCCATTTATTTACGATTTGTAAACCACCCAATCCATCTCTATCAGGTCTTACAACAGTTTGAACTCCATCAATTCTATCTAACAATACATAAATTTCTGATAGCATAATTGGCTGATTGATTTGTCTTTTATCAATGTTGAAATAATCTTTCAATGCGTTGATACACTTTAATAAGACTTCGTTTGAATTGTAATTTGGAAGAACGATAATTTCAAACTCAACACCCACGTTTACAATATATGCGTTCTTAATGTTCACAGCATCGGTCAAGATTCGGTAGTATGAAAGATAGTTCTTTAAGTTTTCTTTAGTAGCAGTATTTAGGTTTTTCAAATTTTTATTTGAATCATAACCCAAAACATAAAGGTTCAATGCTAAAGGATTTGCAATTGGATTTGGACCATCATCAAGAAGTGTTTGAACCTGCCAATCTGGAGCAAGAAATGCTTTTGATACTGAACCAAATTGTGGTGGTAATGCGTATGCTCTTAAAACATAATCTTCTTTGGTGACTGCTCTATTTTGTGCTGCAAAGTAAGCCATTGCATTTTGGCGAACTTGTTCAATTTCTTCCTCGTACTTACCACCACCTGCAGCAGCTTCGTTAGTCACAGCAACGGAGTTTTGAACTACTCTTAAAGTGTCAGCATTCAGAGCAGATGTATTTGTGTTTTCAAATACAACCGTATCAACTTCAGTTAGGTCTCTTGAAGCAACATTATCTAATACCCCATTACCAATACGATATGTCACAGTCAACGTTGTATTTGATGGAGCCACACCATATGTCTTTGAATACATAAAGTTAGATGGGTCAATACCTTGGTCTAAATCACCGGTTGCAGGGTAAAGAGCTGACCCTACATTGTCTGGGTTTGGAAGAATTTCTTCATCAGCATTTGATGATACACCCGCTCCAAATTGAATAGTAATTGAACCATCTTCTTCTACACGAGTAATGTATCTTTTTGGAACTCTTTTTAATCTTAAAAGATATGGAGTTTCACCTGCATATAAATTATAGTTTAAAGAATATGCGGATGAATTAGGAACTTGTTCAAAAATAGTATCTTGAGCCAAGAACGGAACCTTATACCAAGTATCACCATTGTCATCAACAATCTTTACAACATCAATTAGGTTTTCATCTTCAATACGAATTTTGTCGTAAATCTTTGGAGAGCCAAAAGTAAAGTCTTGTGTTATTTCTTCACCACTAACAGCTTTAACATACTTCTTTAATAGGTAATATGTAGGTTCGGTTGTAGTTTCATTTGTTTGATAAACCGTTACCTCGGTTGGGTCAAGTGATGATGAAAACGCAAAATCTACTTTTTGAGTAGTTGAAAACTGAATATCTTGGTTGGTAGAAGAATTAACTTTCATACCTTCTTTGATTTTCAAAGCGTAATCAAAGTTTGGGGATACGTTGTCACCACTACCTTGTGCTGGAATAATTTGATATACCGTCAAAGTAGTTGTCGCAGGAACGTTTAATTTTGGTTGGTATCCAAGTGCTTGAGAAATAAGGAATACATTACCTTTTTCTTGAGCTTGTTCAAGGATTGATTCTCTTAACTGAACATCGGTGTAATATGAAAGAACATCACCCACATATGATGCCATTTCCATAAACATCATACCCGGAGATGATTCGTTGAAATCATTGTATGTTTCAGGAAAGTAATTTTTAGCAAAGTCAATGAGGTTCTTTCGGAAATCCCCAAAGTCCCTACCAATTAAACTTACTTCTTTATTTACTTTATCAGCCATTTATAATCCTCAAGCAATAGTTAGACCACCTTGTTGGTCTACCTGTATAATTATGGTTTGGTTTGCGCCGGTTTCGGTCACTCTAAAATTAAGTGATATATTAACTCTATTAGAATCAGGATTTGCATCCACAATAACATCATTTAATAAAATATAGGGTAGCCAAAAATTTATATCTTCTTTGATGGATGCTCTTAAATTGTCTTCAATAAAACCACCAATTTGCTCAAATAAAAGAGAATAAACATCGGTCCCAAAAAGAGGTTGAAATGGTCTTTCACCTTTTCTTGTTAAAACCAAATTTTTTAAATTAGAAATGGCTTGGTCTTCAGTAGTGTAAGAAGATTGAAAAACACCAGCTCCCCCAAAAGGTAATGTCACCCCAACGGCAACATTCTTTTTTAGGTCAATAGGATTTATTTTCCATTCCTTACGAACAGCCATTATCTACCTTTCTTAGCGTTGATTGCTTTCATTAGACCAGAGTAGTCTCGTGTCAATGCATTTACCACCGCTTCACCCGCTGGAGTTTGTTTTAGTTGGTCAACAGAAACAGCACCACCTTCAGTAGTTTGAAGAATGCCTGGTTTTTGATTTGACATACCACCCCAAGCCATTGCTTGTGTAGAATTAAAAGCACCACCCATAGAGTTGATACTTCTCCACTCACCACCATTTGCAGTTTCGTTTAGAAGTGAACCAAATTTACCTTCAAACTTTGGACCGGACTTCTTTTTAGGAGCTTGTGATTCAAAAATGTGGTCAACATCCAAAGCGTCTTTCTCAACTTGCTTTGGTTTTGATTGTTTCATTTCTTTAAGAATAGATTCACGAATGGCCTTTTCTCTTCTTGCCACTTCTTTTTTCACTTCCTCTTGGACAATGATTTGAATCGCTTTAAATAGTTTATTTGTATCCATATGAATAAATATCAATTTTTCATTAATTGTAGTTGAGTTGTAATTTGAGCAACTCCGGCTGTAAGTTTAGATATTTCAGCCGTTACGGATGGGACAGCCGCTACTCCAGCGGTTGCTGACAATCCCGTTGTCACAGCGGTTAATGCTGTGGTGATTGTTGTAAGTTGATTTTTAATTTGTTCAATTTGATTAAACATATTATTCATATCAGCTTTCCAATCCGGAGTAGAAACATATACACCTTTTTCACCACTTAAAATAACACCATCCTTTTTTGAAACCAACATAACTCGGTCAGAGGTTATTACTACTTGTGGGTTTTCATACACAGCGCTTGGAGTTACGCCTAATGAAAGTGGTCGTGTTTTGATTTGTAGTTTTTGTTTGGATGCTAAATAAATTGAAGCATCATCCTTATTAATATCTTCTACTACAAACTTGTTATACCCACGAGAAAATCCAGCACCATTTCTAATAATGGTGATTGGTGCTTCGGGTCGTGATGATGTCCAAGATGGTTCCAATGTAGCACCATCAACCAAATTGTCAGTTCTTCTTACATTTCGTGGAGTATAACCAAATCTAATAGATTGTCCAAATCTTCCCTCAAAAATAACATCACCAAGGTATGGTTGTAATTGAGATAAGTCAGACTTCTCAACAAATCCATTTCCAAACTTATGGGGTCCTTGGGTTGAGGTTTGTGCTGGAACTCCAGCAAAAGCACCATCTAAATTACCAAGCGATGATAGTGTTTTTGAATTTAATTTTGGTAATGCGTTATGGTTGATATTAGACTGAATACCTACTGTGGAAATATAGTAGTTTCTAACCGATGACCTTTTTTGTGAATTAGCATCTGCATTAGAACCCAACACCACCATAACCTGTTCCCCAATAACAGGAATCTTTTTAGAAGTCATATCCAATGGATACGCTTCAATGGTGTTACCAGTAAGACCCGTTGTAGTTGCTACATATATTTTGTATAACTTTTCAGAGTCTTTATCATCTAATACTATATTTTCTACCGTTCCAAATATCACAATTCATCCTCATCATCTTTTGGTAGGTCCTTTTCTACTTCAGTCATTGCTTCCATAAGTTGTTTCTTTTCTTCTTCGGACAACAACAAACCACCACCATCACCATCAGATTCGTTCTTCATCATTCGTTGAACGATTGCTGCTAATTTAATTAACGCGTCATCATTCTTTACTGACACATCCAAGTATTCTTTAATTAAAGGAACTACTGAAGCAGCGTCACCCACACTCTTAACCATAGGTTCAAGTTGAGCAATCAACAATTTAATTTGTCGGTCTTTTTTTCTTGAATTGTTGTAGATGTCCGACATCAAATCAGAGAAAGTCTTACCTTTAAAAATTTCTTCATCTTTATGCATTGAAATCCCCTATGCGATGATTTAAGTTCTTTATACTACCCTTACTATAATCGGAATATAGTTCAGCGTAAATTACCTTATATCTACCAACAATCTTTGTGATGTATTGAGTTGATACGCCGGTACGTTCTCTAATAAGTATGTATAAGGCCTTTTTGTTGTATGAATATAGATTGTCTCGGTGTCTGAATAATTCATTCAAAGAATCTGCAATTTTTTGGTCTCGTTCTTTTGGAAATAACTTATTCATATGTAAATCCATATAGTCCGTAAAGAAATCCATAAAGTCAGATTGAAACTCTAATGTTTGTTTGATGTATGTTTCATTCACTACATCACGTTCATTATCAATAGCGTCAACATCAGTTTGTGCTTTCATACGAGCATAGTTCTGATTGTTTTCGTTGAATAGGTAGTTTCTTGCAATTACCGTAAAGTATGAGAACGCTCTACCATTATCACCATTAAACTTATGAATCTTTTCGTTTAGGAACGCAACCACGTTCATCTTCACATCTTCGTAAGGAACATCAAAATAGTAAGTCTTATAAGTGTGAATTACATTCTCTGCAAGTTTATCAAACGGATAGTGGATGAATCGGTTGTAGATTTTATTTTTTAGTCGTTGGTCATCACATCGGTTGTAGGCGTTAATAGCCATTTCGGTGATTTGTGTAAAATACCTTTTACTCTTCGCTTTCCTGGCCATTGTAATATACTTCTAATTCTTCTACAATTTCATACAACTCTTTGAACACATAACCAGTTTCATCATCCGCTTCAAATGAACCAATCTTATCAATAGACTTCATACGTTCTAATGCGTTGTCAATATGACCGGCCATATCAGACAACTTAACTTCTGCAGCTTCATACGCTGAATCAAGTTCTTCAAACTCTGCTTCAAGAGCCTCATACTTCTTTAAAAGGTTTCTAACAGCATACCCTAATGAGGCTGAAACTGCTACTAAAATTAAAATAATCCAAATCATAATTAATCCTCAATAATGTCTTTAAATGCGTCAAATACATTTGTGGTTAAAAATCCACCATTTGTAAACGTTTCAGCTAATTTTGGTTTTGATGTTGGTCTACCATTTACTGAACTACGAGTTGATTTTTGTGGTTGCATTTCTTTCATCCAACGTTCGTTCTCAAATCGAGCAGCGAACAAATCTGCGGTATGCATAATGAATGGAAGTGATGTTTTGATTGCTTGGTCTTTATCAAACTTGATAAAATACTCTTTGTTGTTTTCATCATATAGTCCATCCGTAAGTTTAATACCAATCCACTCTTCTTCCGTACATTTAATACCAAAGTAATTTAGATTGTAAAAAGTTCTATCATTCAAAGACATCCAATGAATGTTAGGATTATATTTGTAAATCTTACCTTGATTCTTAACGTGCCATTCTGAATCGTTCTTGATGTAAAGGTCTTCGGTTGGAGTTCCCAACTTACCCAAGTCGTGATGTAATGCGGTAAATATCAAATTTTCACGAGTGTAGTCGTTCATACCCATACCCAAGTCAAGATACAAATCATATACCTTCAAAGCGTTTTTGGTGACTCGTAAAACGTGGTCAACATATCCACCCGGAAACGCATTGTGAAAATGTTCCGTTGAAGAAGCAGGTGTGTAAATCATCCGCTCTTCAAAGTGGTCATACATTTTGTTCACGATTCAAGTCGTTCGCCTGTAAATGTTTGGTTGATTAACTTTCGGAACTTTTCGTAGTTAGAAACAAGTTCTTCAGCCGTGAAAAAATTTACCATAATTTAATTAGATAATTACATCAATGATTCCAAGTTCCAATGCTTTTTCAGCAGACATAAAGTAATCTGAACTTTGGATGTTTTCCCAATACTCCTTATCCATCCTTGTACTCTCAGCCATCAAACGATTACATTCAAGTTCCAACTCTTCACTAAACTTTGCATTAGATTTAACATCACTCAATTTACCTACCACAATAGTAGACAATTGGTGAACCATAATCTTGGAGTGTTTACTTGCAGCACGAGTACCGGTTCCATTAGCCAACAAAAGAGCAGCAGCGGACATTGCCATACCACGAACAATAATGTTGAATTTGATTTGGTCTTTTTGTGATTTCATATAATCAATCAACGCAAGAGTCTCAATAACATCACCACCGCCTGAATTGAGTAGGATGTTGATAGTGTCAACATTTCCGTTAATCTTTTTCAAGAGTCGTACTTTTGAGATGACATCAAAGGTCAATCCACTTTGAATCTCATCTTGGATAAAGATGACATTATCAGTAGAGTCTACACCATAGTCATACTCACGATAGTATTTGCGGTGATTATCAACATCACTCCCATCGTTATTTGTTTCTTCGTAAGCAATTTTAGTTGTATTACCTAACGTTGTTGTATATAGTTCATCCATAGATTAATAATTTATATTGATACAAATATACAAAAAATAATCCAATAATCCAAATTATTTCTTGTATTTTGAAGCACTTTTATAGGTGTGCTCCATTTTACCTTTTTTCTTTTCACGATAAAGTTCCTTTACAGCATCCTCATCGGTTGGAACAAATACTACTTCTTCTTTTTCTTGTTTAGTTTGTTCCTCAACTTTTGGATTTTCAATGACAATATCAGACGGTTCTGATTCGCTTCCGTTTCCGCTTGAAGTTTCTGATTGTAATACTTCTTCATAAACGGAGTCGCTGCTAGAAATCCCATCGCTGCTATTGTTATCATTACTGCTAATGTTAATGTAAACCAGTTTACAATTACATTCATAGGTTTGCCTGTAATTTCAGACATATAACGGAGAGGACCCACCTCAGCCGCTACTTCGTTGTTGGTTTGTAAGTCCAACACATTTAACTCTAACTTGGTAATAGAGTCAGTTAAGTCTTCAATCTTTTTTGAGATAGATTCTCGTTGGTCTACTGCTGATTTTAGTTGAGTCTCCAACGACCTACGTTGAGCGGATGATGTGGATGTAATTACATTACCACGAGAGTCCACTCTACTTTGAGTATTATTAGCCAATCCACTACGAAGCGAATTGATAGATTCATTTAATTTATTTTTTTCATCAGTATAGTAAGTAAGTTGTTCTTGAAATCTACCTTTCTTCAGTTCCACAACCTCAACTAATTTATCAGTAGTACCCAACTTGTCTGCGGTTGATTGATATGCTGATGTTAAGAACCCATAGATACCAGCTGATGTAATTACCATAAGAATACCCACCGCAAAGGTTAGATACCACTTCATCCAACCAGCTTTACTCCAATGGTTATGTAAGTAGGATGCAAGGATGAGTTTAGAAAACTCCAAAGCCCCAGCCATAATAATGACCTCGGTCCTAGCTCCAGCAAAAAGAGAACTCAATCCAAATAC